CCACTACGGGTGGCCTCCGCTATCAGCGCAAGGCTCTTGGAAAGCACCCTACCGGGACTTTAGACTCCGGTGCCTGTGGGAACGCGAGTGTGGTTCGAATCCACATCACCCGACCAGCAGGGGTCATGCCCTGTTAGGGAAGACGAGGTTCTTTTGTCGGTTTGCTTGGAAGGCTCCACCGAACTTGTGGACTTCGTACTAGGGGGGAGCGCGCCCCTATCCCGCTCGGCGCGTGCGACGCGTGCTTGCACACGCAGGAGACATTGAGTTTTGCTCCTTGGTGTCTAGTAGTGTGGCCCCGACTACTCACATAGAAACGGGGCAACTCTTACAGGAGCGCGAGATGGACGACCACCCTTTTATGGAAGCCGAGCATATCGTTCTAGTTCAGCGCGTGGCTAGCGAGCGTGGATGGACAATCCAGCGGGCACTCACTTGGATGCTCACGACGGCAAAGTCGCGCCACGACTCCCTGACGAAGTACGCCATCAAAAGACAAGCAAAGGAATCAAGCGATGCAGACCTTGGAGGAGATAGCTCGGAGCTTGCAGGCAGCTAAAGACCGCTTGCACGAGCTAAAGGAGAGGGACATGCACAGCCCTCTTATCAGCGTAGAAGTCAGGGCCATTCAAGTCCTAGAAGCTGCGCTCATTGAAGCGAAAAAGAAGGGAGCCCCAGAATGAAGGCCCCCAGATTTTCTGCGAAGGATGAAGTCGTGGGCGCGCTGGAGTCCAGGCTTGAGGAAGCCCGTGGGGACGCTTTGAGGGCTTCTGTCATATCGCTTGTGCTGGAAGCTGTGAAGAGAATGAGCGAGTCGGAGCTGAGGAAACTCGCGGGGTTGGGCAAGTGAAAGCCTCCCCAATCTGGCCCTCGGGGTACGCGCTGCCAGTGTGCAAGGCCACCCCTAAAATGTGTCCGCCACAGTGCGCACAGTGCCCCCTAGGGGCCGCGCAAGGCGCTACCCCTACCCTACCCGGAGCCGCTGCTATGGGGGCCGCTAACGGCATTTTGGTAGTCGGCTCCCAACCAACCGTAGAAGAATCCAACGCGGGTGCGGCTCCTTTTACTTCCAAAGGCACGGCGTGGGCTATCCGAGAGATTAGTCGCATGTCCAAGGACCCCTTGGCGGTGACATACGCTGTCCGGTGCCCCGGGAAGGCTGGAGAGAAGGAAGTAGCCGCGTGCCGCTCCCACCTCGCGGCGGCGGTGGATGCAGTCCAGCCCCAGCGTATTTTAGTTATAGGATCGGTGGCGGCGCACGCGTTTCTAGGCAGACCTTTTGATGCAGCGAAGACCTCGAAAGGGTACGCGTGGACTTCAGAAGGCATTCCTGTCTTTATGCTGCCGGATCCCACGGTTGCCAAGAACCGCAGGTACGCACGGAGGCGGTTCATCGCGGCTTTGAACTGGGCTCTCACAGTAGAGGATGACTTGATTGAGGGGCCAATCGTCACGGACTACCACCTCATAGAAACACTAGAGGACTCGGAGAAAGCGGCGCGGGAACTCTCTTTCAGGGCGTGGGTAGCCTTTGATACCGAGACCGAAGGCATCATGCACACGAAGCACTGGAAGATAAACACCTTCGCAGCGTGCGGTGAAGGGATGCGTGAGGTGTACGTGTGGGGCCGGAAGGCGTTGGAGTCTAGAGCTATCCGACAGCCTTTGGAGATGCTTCTAGAAGAACCGAAGATTGGGCTGGTCGCGCACAATGCGAAGTTTGACTTCTCAGCCGTTTGGAATGCCTGGGGAGTTCTCCCGACGAACCTGTACGCAGACACTTTGGTTCTGTCCAAAATGCTCCAGTCCAATGCCGACGGTAAGCTGGACACCCTCGCCGCGAAGGTAGGGATGTACGGGCACAAGGAAGAAGCTCAAGCCGAGATTCGGAAGGCCCGCGTGAAGCTGACGCGCGTTCGCAAGGGTGAACCCTGGGGAACTGATTCAACACGCCAACAGATCAGGCGGTACAAACATATAGAGGAGCATCCCGGGACCTCCCTCGACGCGTGGGCTTACGGGGAGATGAATGAAGAAGTGCGGGATAGATACTGCGCCAGGGATGCCCTAGCGACGGCGATGCTGTGTGAGCACGTAGAGAGGGAACTGCGCGACGACGCGGCTACGTGCGACCACTGGAACACCTTGGTTCGGCCAGCTATCGGCACACTCATTCGTATAGAACACCGAGGCGTCAAACTGGACACCATTCAGCTAGACTGCGCAGCGGTGTACTACCGGCAGCAGATGGAAGCCGCCGAGGCTAAGATCGCGGAAGTAACGGGTCGCATAGGCGACGAAGCCTTGAACCCTGCTAGCCCGAAAGAGTTGGCGATAGAACTTTTTGAGGTGCGGGGGCTACGTCCGCTCAAGCGCACGCCTACGGGCGCTCCTTCAACAGATGTGGAATCCCTTCGGAAGTATTCCAGCGACCCTCTCGTCAAGGCGGTTCTAGAATACCGAGACGCTCAAAAGAGAAAGCGGACCTACGTTGATGGTCTACGCGTACACATGACAGATGATGGGCGCGTGCATCCTTCCCTGAACCCCAGTGGTACAGAAACTGGGAGGCTGTCCTGCTCAAGCCCGAACTTACAAAACATACCCAGGCCGTCTGGAGCTATGTTTGAGGCGAGGGCCGCCTTCATTGCGCCAGCGGGGCGCGTGTTTCTGGACGCAGACTTCTCTCAAATTGAGCTACGTGTGGCCGCCGGTCTCTCCATGGATAGAACTATGGAGCAGGTGTTTGTTAGTGGAGAGGACTACCACCTCTCCACTGCGCGGTACATTGCTTCGGAGGCGTGGGGCCTTTCGCCGGAGCAGGTTGGCCCGAAGCACCGAACCATCGCAAAGACTGTAAACTTCGGGCTCCTATACGGGCAGTCTTCTATGGCTCTTGCGAAGAGCTTGGACATATCCATTGAGTCAGCCGAGCGTGTCAAGAACGCAGTTCTTTCTAGATTCTCGCAGCTAGCCAAGTGGATTTCTGAGCGACTAGCGTCTGCGTGTGTCAACGCTACGACCACAACGATGTGGGAGGGGCTGGTAGCCAGACGCAGACAGCTCTGGGATATCGACCACCCAGATTCGTACCGCCGAAGTAGTGCCGAGAGGGCGTCTTGGAACACCGCTATCCAAGGCACGGCTGCTGACTTTTGTCTTGCAGCTTTGGTGGACGTGGACAAGTGGCTGCGTGAAGAGCACCCCGAGGCTTTTGTCGTCATGACAGTACATGACTCTATTGTGGTGGAAGCTCCTGACGACAAAGAGAAGCTGGACATTATCGCGCTGGGTATGAAGCGCATAATGGAGTCCCGTAAGTGCGGGGACGTACCCATCTCAGCAGACGTGAAGGTGGGCAAAACGTGGGGAGGGATGAAAGATTACCAGTCCATCGCCCAAGAGTTGGCCAAGATGCTTGGCGTAAACGAGGAGGAAAAATGACAGTACATGGAGAGACGTTTGACCCGGAGAAGTACCTAGAAGAGTGTGTCCGCATCGATGACCTGTGCCTCAACGAAGAGTTCGTTCGAGTACCTGCAGACTTGGCTTTCTGGTCTGCCCGCTACGCGGACGCGGTGCGCAACCATCTGATGGCGAAGCACACGCTCACCACTGTGGAGTCAAAGCTCCACTTGGAGCACCGCGCCGCAGCAGAACTCACGGGGCGTAAGATCACGGTGGGTGACCTCCAAGCGGCTGTGCAGACCGATCAAGAATATCTTGACGCGGCTGTCGCAGTGATTGAGTCAGACGCTTTGCGCCTGCGACTTCGTGGAAACTTGGATGCAGTCACAGCCAAGAAGGACATGATCCAGTCTCTCGGTGCGAAACTTCGCGCCGAAATGGGTGCGGACCCCATGGTTCGTACCGACAACACCCTCATCAAGTAAGGAAGAAAAATGCCTAGAGATAAGAAGGCCAGCAAGGCCGCAGGACCGCTCGTTCCGTGGGGACAGTACAAGTCAGACACTGCCGCAAAGGAGTCGGCAACTGTCGGTGGTGATGGAGGCTCAACGTGGCTAAAGATTTCACCGGGCCGCACCACCCTCCGCATCTTGCCGCCGAAGGCGGGTGAGACTTCCCCATTCGTTGTGGTGCATCAGCACTACATCGCCCGCCCCGGCAACGAACCACCTTTCGTGTTCGTCTGTCCCAGACACGCTGGAGAAGGCCCGTGCCCTGCGTGCGATGAAGCTGCACGTCTTCGTTCCACAGGAAACAAGCTGGACCGGGAACAAGCGTGGCAGATCATGCCGAAGGTGCGCGGCTTCGCCAATGTCATTGACAGGAATGACGAAGAAGCGGGGCCGAAAGTCTGGGGCATTCCCAAGACGGTTCTCGCGGAGCTAACCACTCTACGGCAGGACGAAGACTGTGGCGGCGACTACACCGACCCGGAGTTTGGGTACGACGTCATCGTTGAGCGCACAGGCACTGGGAAGCTGGACACTTCCTTCTCGGTGCGTCTCGCGCGCAACCCCACCCCCATCACAGAAGACACAGATGAGGGTAACGAACTGATGCTTGAGTGGTACGAGGGCATGGCGGATCTGAAGCAGTTCGCCAAGGTCAAGGACTACCACGAGCTGGCGTCAGGCATGTCCAACGCAGACGAAACGCTGAAGCCGCAGCGAGGGCGCGTGCTGGAAGCCACTGCCTACGACGACCGCTAGTACGTGAGCGCTGTGGTCCCGTGGCGTGGCGAGTAACGGGGCATCTAAGGGGCGGGTCGTGGGCTT